TTATGATGTTCAGCCCTGTGGTTTTTTTGATGCAGCGTTTTTGGCCCGGGCTTGCAGGGTGGCGTGCTCACACGCGGTGATGCACTGCCACACATGGGTGCGCTCGTCGGGGGGCATGGCTTGTTCGTCAAGGTAGGCGCGCAGACCCGCGTAGTCCAGCCCCGTGAGGCCACCCATGCCTGTGCGCCACTGGGTTTGAACTTGGCCCCAATGCGCCCAGGCGACCACGTTGCACGGCCACAGAAAGTGCTCTTCTTGTGGTACCGGCACCGCGTCCGGCTGCGGCCCCAGCTTGGCCAGCAGGGCGGCCATGGTGGGGTTGAGCTGGCTGGTGTCTGGCTTGGCATCGGGGGGCTCCAGGGCTAGGGCATGGGCTAGCGCGGCTAGTTTTTTGCTTTTGCGCCCACGTTGGCCAGGTAGGTGTGCCAGGTGTGCAGGCCCAGGCCTTTGTAGGCTTGGCACAGTGTGGCAAAGCCTGCCGGGGTGTAGGGCATGGGGGCGTCGGTTTCGTCGCGCACGTCTGTACCCCAGTTGGTGATGATGCGGTCAGCCAGGCAGGCAATGACGGCGCTGTGGTTGCCGGTTTTGGCAGCGTCTGTGACCAGCTCGTGCTGGATTTTGTTGATGTCGGCCTCGGGCAGGCGCTTGGCCGTCAGGGTAAATTCAAAGTCTTGCTCGGAGCCATCAGCGTCGTTGAAAACGCCTTTAACCTTGAAGCCTACTTTGTCTGATATGGTGATTTTGATAGCCATGGTGGTGTTGCCCGATCTGTTTTACAAAGCGGCCCGATGGGTGGGATATGCACGGCGTGGCGAGCTCGGGCGAAGACCTGCCGGGCAAGGCGGTGTGCGCTTGCCCTTCCGTGCACAAACTGGCCCGCTTACGAGGCGTAAACGGTGGGGAGGTTTTGGGCCTCGATGGACATCTTCATCTGCACCACGCCCTGGGCCTGGCCTGTGGGCACACCGGCTGCAGAGGCATAGCCGGTAAGCACCATCTTGGCACCTGTGCCAAAGCGCAGGCGAATGGCGCGCTTGGTTTTTGACTTGTGGGCTTTGTTGAGCTCAATAAAGCCGGGGTCGCTCAGGTCAAAGATGTTGTCCATGGCCAGCGACAAGGGCGACACGATGGTTGGCACGCGCTTGCGCACCAGGTCGTGAATGGTGGTGACGTCGGCAAATTCGGTGTCGCCACCGCTGACGTTGATGGTCTGTGCAATGGTCAGGCTGGCACCAAAGGTGATGACTTGGAAGCTGCCACTGACAAATGTCTGGTAGTCGGTGGTGTTTTCGCCTTCAAGTTCAAAGGTGTTGGCTGCGCCGTTGACGTTGGCAATGCGGAAAACGCGGTCGCCCACCTCGCTCATGCCGTTGCTGGTGAGGGCAATGTAGTCGCCATTGGCGGGGTCTGTAACGCCAGAGTAAGTGACGACGCCGGTGGTGGCTTTGCTGATGTTGGTGATGCTGATGGCAGTGGCCAGGGCAGTTTGCACGTCAACGCCTACGTTGGTCCAGAAAATGGGGGTCATGATGGTGGTCTTTCAGGTGGAAGTGAGTGAGTTGGCCGCCGTGGCGTGCCGTATTTGGTAAGTGAGGGTGACGCAGGCGGTGTTTTCACCGTCCACATCAAAGTCGTAAGCGACCGCGCTTAGGGTGAGGTCGCCTACCAGGCCGCCCAGGCTGCGGTTTTCTGCCAGCCGGGTGGTGACAGACTGCAGCAGCGCGTCCACCGCAACATCGGGGGAGGTGGCAGCGCCAGATCGGGCGTAGCATTCCACAGCCACAGCGGTGGCCCAGATGCCCACCACGCCTTGGCCTACGCTCATGTCAGGCTCTGCACCCAGAGGGCGCACTGACACGGCTGACGACCACTCTTGTGCCACGGGGCGCAAGCGCACCCGAAACACATGAGTAGATACAGCCGGTGCGGCCTGTAGCGCGGCCACCATGGCACCTACCACTGATGCAAAGGCGGTGGTCATGCGGCCACCTCTAGGATCAGGCGGCTGATGCCGGTGCCGTCTGGCTCGTGGGCGGCTATGCGGTAGGTGATGTCGCCTTTGACCACAGGCAGGCCAATTGGGTTTTCTGGCACGTGCACAGTGGCTAAGGTGACAACGGGCTGGCTGCTGGCCATACCGTAGGCGCCAACCTGGGCGAGCGCATAGGCGGCGTCGAAAAGCGCGGGCACCGGCTCCCAGTTAAGGGTAATGGTGTCGGCAAATTCGGCGACGTTCATGAACACGCTCAGGTCTTCGACAAACATGGCTTTTAGGCGACTGCGTTGGTCACAAGGTAACCAGCGGCGGCAGATGCCAGCACTGGAGCCTCGGCACGGGTGACGGGGTAGACCCAGCTCTTGGTGTTGCGGTCGTAATACGCCTCTTCAGCCAAGGGGTAGCCTTGCAGGGTGTAGGTGTAGCCGTAGCTTGGGGCGCCCATGTCGGCTACGCTGCCCAGCTCGGTGTAGGCCACCACTACATCTTTGCCCCACACGTCGGTGAAGGTGGTGCCTGCGTCGTTGGCATAGATGGCATCACCCACCAACACGCGCTTCACGCCAAACAGTGCCGCCAGAATTTCGGCGGTGGCAACGTCGCGGCCGGTGTATTTCATGCGGTCAACAACGATGGGGTGCTGACGCAGCTTGGCCATAACGGCGGCACCCATGATCACTGTGTTGGGGCGCTTTCCCGTGGCTGCACGGACGGCCTCTTTGGCGGTTTCAATGACCTGGATGGGCTGACTGGTGCCGGTAAAGTCGCTCCATTGGGCGGTGCCGCTGAGGGTGGTTTTGTTGGCTGCGGCGTAGCTGCCAGCGGTGCGGGCAATGTCTGCAGCTTGCTTTTCAAGGCGTAGGGCCATGATGGCAGACACTTTGCGCACAGCCATGGCGGCGTGGTCGATGCCGGGTACGGCCATGCCTTCTTGCATGACCTCAATGGGTACCTGGCCTTCAAGGCCGTAGTCAACCAATGCAAAGTTGCCGGATCCATAGCCGAACTGCACACGCTTGGTGTTTTCACCGGGGGCACGCTGGCTGCCGTAGAGCATGAAATCTTCTTTTCCGAAGGTGATGATCTTGCCGCCGCGCACCGGTACCGGTACTGATGGGAATAAGGCGCTGGCAATCATTTCTGAATTGCTGTAGCCCTGGGCAATAGTGGATAGGACGGGGTCAATGATGCGTGCGCCAGATGGGGTCATTTGGGCCATGCCGAGAATGAGCCCACTATTGGCCATGTAGCCAAACAAAGCGTCGTGAGTTTTTTGGCCAGCACAGGCTAGCGCGGACATAAACAACGCGGCAAATGCCGTTAAGACCAGATAAATTTTTGACATGGTGTTGCTCCAGGAAGTGGTTGGATTAGTTAGGGATAACGAGGACTTCAATCAAGTCGCCGTCAGCGCTTGCAGCAGTCAGGGCGCGGCCAATGGCAACGCCTGCGGATTTGGTGACAACCTTGCCCACAGCGCCAACCACCTCGACGGCAGCGCCCACGGCGATGGCAGCACTGGCGGTGGCAATGGCTGTGCCGCCTGCGGTAACGGGCACGCGCTCGCCAGATGCGGCGCCGGTTTGGGTAAAGCCCACGGCGTTACCAGCGGCGGTGGCGATGGCGCCCGCTGCGGTGACGGCCTGGTATTGGGCCAGGGTGGCTGCGGCGGTGATGCCCAGCGTGAGGGTGGCGATGTTGGATGCGGCCATGGTTTAGGCTCCTTGAACTTGTTTGAAGGCGGCAACGTAGTCGGTGCCAGGGTGGGCGGCCATGTAGGCCTTGGCGGATGCGTCGATGTCGGCGCGGGTGAGCGGCTTGTCTTCAACACTGGCGGCGGGCACCAGCGGCAACGGTTTGGGGGCGTCGCTGGCCAGGGCCGCTGCCTGGGCGCTGCGGGACTGTTTTTCGGCGGCAAGCACAGCCATGGCGGCGTCGCCAGCGGTGGATTTGCCGTCAAACTTGAGGGTGGCTATCAAGGCGTCGTGGCCGGGGATGGCCTGGGCTTCGATAGATTGGATGCGCTCGCGCTCGGCGCTTGCGCCCTCTTGCTGGATGGCCGCGAGCACGTCAGGTGCTTCGGCGGCGATTTGGTCGCGGGTAATGGGCATTGCTGCTCCTTTTTGGGTGGGGTTGGTGGGTTGCGCAGCACCGGCGCGGTGGTGGCTATCCGGGGCATAGTTGTGGCTGGCCCGGTAGCCCGTGGTTCCGCTTGCGCGGTTTGCGTTGAGCTGCTGCACCAAGGCGTCGAGGGTGGAAACACCGTCCACCAGCCCTGCGTCTATGGCTTGCTGCCCAATGAAAATGCGGCCGTCGGCCATGTCGGATAGAACCTTGTCGGCACTGACGCCGCGCTGTTTGGCAACTGCGTCAACAAACAGTGCATACGTGTAGTCGACCTGGTCTTGGATGGTTTGACGGCCCTCTTTGGTAAGGGGCTCGTAGCTGCTGGCAATGCGCTTGTATTTGCCAGCGGCGATCTCAGTGGTTTTGATGCCCTGGGCGTCTTGGGCCTTGGACACGTCGGTATGTGTGGCCACCACGCCTATGCTGCCCACGATGGTGGTGGCGTCGGTGATGTAGGCAGAATTGGCCGCGCTGCCGATCCAGTAGGCGGCGCTGGCCATGGTGCCGCTGGCCAGGGTAACAACCGGTTTGGCACTGGTGGCTACCAGGTCAGCCAGGCTGATGGTGCCGTCAACCGTGCCGCCAGGGCTGTCGATGGCCAGAATGATGCTGTGCACGGCTGGGTCTGCCAGGGCGGCTTTGAAGTCGCGCCCGACCAGCTCGGTGCTGACACCGCCACTGATCTGGCTAAAGAGGTTGGCCCGCTTGGCAATGACGCCTTCAAGCGGCAAGATGGCCACGCCGTCTTGGATGGCATAGCCTTTTGGCTCATTGGCCAGGGGACGGCCCAGCTTGGCCTCAACCGCCGCAATGTCTATTTTGTCGCCACGCAGGTGGGTGGCATAGATGGCCTGTATCTCCAGCAGCTTGGCGGGCTCTATGGCCCAGGGGGCGGTAAGGACATCGAGTAACTTCATGGAGCCTGACTTTCGCAAAATCAGGCTGTCTCAAATAGGGCAAATTGAGACTACTTTTTAAAAAAATGGATGGGGTTTTTAGGCTTTACTCGCTTGTTTGTGTGTATTTGTGTGTATAATTAAACCTATGAAAAGCGCAGACATCATCAAACAACTCAAGGCTGACGGATGGTTTTTGGTTCATGTGGTTGGCTCGCACCACCAGTTCAAGCACCCTACCAAACCAGGCAAGGTCACAGTGCCACACCCCAAAAAAGATTTGCTGATTGAAACGGTGCGCAGTATCAAGAAACAAGCAGGCCTGTGAGGCCTTTTAAGGAGCCATGATGCTTTATCCGGTTTATGTGCATGTGGGCGATGACAAGCACGCGCATGGCGTGACTTTTCCAGACTTTGCGGGCTGTTTTGCTGCGGCTGATGAATGGGACGGCCTTCCTGCAGCGATTCAAGAGGCGGTGCAGGCGCATTTTTATGGCGAGCCAGAGGCGGTGCCTGCGCCCACTGCACTAGAGGTGCTGGCAGCGGACCCACAGTACCAGGGTGGTGTGTGGCTGTTGGCAGAGGTAGATTTGGCGCGCATTGACACCAGGCCGGTGCGGCTGAATGTGAGCCTACCGTCTAACCTGGTGCAGCAGATCGACACTTGGGCAGGTGCGCACCACATGACGCGCAGCGGCTTTCTGGCCAAGGCGGCAGCCGATGCGATGCGGGCCTGATACGGATCACAGATCAGGCGCTAGTCCGGCTTTTTGACGGGCTCTGGTGCGCCGTCTTCCACGGGCGTTTGGTCAGTTGGCATGACTGGGCTGCCAGCCGGGGGCACGTAGATGCCATCGCGCTTTTCGGCATTGATTTCTTTAACGCGTTGCTCGTGTTTTTGCTCCCAGTCCACGCCGTCGTGCAAGATGCTTTCAGCTTGCTTGGTGCTGATGCCCAGCTCAACACGCATTTTGGCGGCGGTGACTTCTTTGGTGGGGTCAATGCTGCCGGGGCCGTCGCCAGTCCAGATGGCTGCGCACCAGGCGGCGCGGATGATGTCGTCGGCAAAGAAACCTGGGCAGTTGATGCGCCCGGCGGCCACCTCGTCGGCAAGCCATAGCTCAAACACGGGTTGGCACAGTGTTTTGGCGAGCATGTCGCGCTTGCTTCTGAAGGCTTTCCAGGCCATAAGCAGGGCGGCGCGGGCGGCCGAGTAGCTGCTTTGAAAGTGCATGACTAGCACCTCAAATGGCATTTCAAGGGCCATGCCGATCTGGCGCACCATTGCGGTCCAGAAGGGGTCAAAGGCGGGGTTTGGGCGGCCGGGGGTGGGGCTTTCGATGCTTTCGCCGGGTAGCAGGTTGATGGCTTTGCCTGACTCCATTTCACCTGACCATTTGCTGGCGTTTGCGACGTAACCATCTTGGGCTTCTTCGTCGTAGATGCCCTGGAAGGCGTCGGGGTCCATTTTGATGAAGGTCGCCATGAGGCCGGAGACTACGGCTGCATTTAGCTCGGCATCGCTCCAGCGGCCTAGCTGTTTTAAGGGCTCCAGGATGGGGCTGATCCACGGCACACCGCGCACTTGGCCGGGGCGCAGGGGTTTGAAGATGGCCAGCACGTTACGCCGGCCGGTGCTGCTGCCGCGCGCGGGCACGCGGTCCCACACGTTGGCAGTGGTCAGGTTGCTGCCGGGGTGTTGGCGGGCAACGTGGTAGGCGATGACTTCGCCCGTTTGTGGATAGATTTCAACGCCGTCGATCACCGTGGCGCTGTCTGCGGTGCGATTGGGGTTGCAAACGCGGTCGGCTTCGATGATTTGCAGGGCCAGGCGGGCAGGTTTGCCGCTGCGCGCGGGGGTTGGCGTGAGCACAAAGGTGTCGCCAGACTCTAAATAGCTGCGAAAGGCCAGCTCTTGGATGCCATAGAAGTCGAGCTGGCGGGCCACGTCGCAGTCAGGGGACTCGGCCCATTGCTTGAAGCGGCGTTTGGCATTGTCTTGCCAGTCTTCGGCGGCTTCGTCATCCAGGCCTAAAAACTCGGCATCAATGGCCGGGGTGTAGGTCAGGCCAGTTCCGACAACATGGCCCACTGTGGTGTTGAGTGCGCCCAGGGCCACGGGGGCGTTGCGCATTTGGTCTCGGCTGCGGGCGCGCAGCATGGGCAGGTCGCGGATGGTGTCAGAGTTGGCACTGCCTGCCATGGGTAGCCAGCGGCTGAGCTGTGCGCGGTCGATGCGGGCACCGGTGTAGCCGCCGCTGATGGCGAGCTGGCTGCGTGCGGCCAGACGGCGCATGGCCAGGCCGGGGGAGGCGTAGGCGATGGCTTTGTCGAGCAGGTTTTGCTGCACCAGTGGGTGTGTGGGTTGGGACATAGGGTTAGCCTGCAATGACGGTGCGTGCGCGGCTGCGGCCGGTGGCGCTGACGCTTAGGGCTTTGACGCGGGCGTCCCAGGTGGTGATGCCGTCGCGGATGGCGGCCAGGTCAGCGCGCTGGAGCATGCGCCCGGCGATCTCGTAGCGCTGGCCAGTGAGCACGGCTGTCTCAGCGGCCAGGTAGGCGGTGAGTTGGGTTTGGGCTTGCGCAAGGGTGATTCCGGCCATGGTGGGGTTTACCTAGGTGTTTGGGGGGTGACTTTTGCAGGTTTTGGCTGTCTCAAATAGGGCAAATTGAGACTAATCAGCGCCAAATCTGCCGCCTTGTTTCATGAGGCGGTAAAAAGTGGCGCGGCCTATTTGGTGTTTTTCGGTGATTTCGGCGGTGGGCATGTTGGTCAGGCCGTCTTGAAAAACTGACTTTTTTTGCTCAACGGTGAGGCGTTTTGCGCCTTTTGGCAGAAACAGGCGCCGGCCACCAAACTCGGCTTTTACTTTTTCTTCGATCTGGCGGGCCAGCGCGGCGCTGAATTCGGGGGCCATGGCGATGACCATTTGCAGGGTGTAGGCAACAACATCGGGGTCTTGGTCGGGGGTTGGGTGCATGTAGGCTACGTTGGTCATGGCGGGCTTGGGTTGGCTGCTTTAGGTGTGGCGGCGCAGGCCGCCAAGGGATATTCGGCCGCCGCTGATGCGGGGGGGTGGTGGCATTTGCGAACTACTGTTTATGTAGCTTTCTGCGCTTGTTGCGTCTGGGCTGGAGGCTGGTTTTACTTGTATTTCTGACGGGGGTGCTGGCTGCGCTGCAGTGGCGGCGTCGTCGGTTAAAAACAGGCTGATCTGGTTGGGGTTGAGGGCTCCGGCCAGCTTGCTCCAATGCGCTTCGGTGAATTTGTGCAGGCCCAGGTATTGGGCGGCGGCGGTGTTGTAGACCATGAGGTCGAGGGCCTCGTTGCGGTCGGCTTGCTTTTTCTCCCAGCGGCTGAGGCGGTGGCCATGCCGCCAAACGGTAACGCGGTATTCGGCGGTAAGCTGGCGGTAAAAGTCTTCGGGGAGCTGGGCACTAAAGTGGATCTGACTGGGGCCTGATTTGGCACGCCAGCGGTTGGCTAGATAGTCTTTGGCGGTGTCTGAGCCGACAAACCATAGCTCTGCGCCGTAGGGTTCGACACGGCCATTCCAGCGCACTTCGACCTTGCTGGGTTTGCTGCTGAGGATGGGGCGGCCTGGTTTGCTGGCACCTTTGATGCTGTAGATGTGGCGGTGGCGCTTGGTTCGGGTGTAGTTGTAAACCTCTTGGGTGGCGTTGCCGCCAGAGTCAACAAAGGCGGCAGCAATGGGTAGGGTTTGGCCGTAGGCGTGGGGGTAGCGGGTTTGCAGGATGGCGTCAAGGCGCGCCCATGTCTGTAGGTCTGCCGGGTCGCCACGGATGATTTGGTGGTCGATGACCCAGGCCTCCATGCCGGCGCCCCAGCCGATGACGATCATTTCAAGGCGGTCGGCCTGGGTGTCTACGGCGGCAGTGAGGCGGATGACACCGGGCGGGCAGGTGCCGAGTCTGTAGGGCTCGGCGCGGGCCATCAGCTCTTCGGCTTTGGTTTGCTCTTTTTGGCGCTCCCAGCTTTTGGCCAGGCGGGTGTTGTAGAAGGCGATCATACCTTCTTCGCTGCCTTCATCGAGCTTGGTTTTGGCTTTTTTGTACTCGCGCAGCAGGGCCACCCATGGCAGCCAGCCGTAGGGTAGGAACATGCCGCTGATCGTAAAGCTCTCGGTTTCGCCGTCGCCACTGCCTGCGCCGTCTGACCATGCGCCTTTGGCAAACATGCGGGGTTTGTCGCTTTCGGTGTGGATGCCGCCACAGTGCATGCAGGGGTAGAGTGCGCCTTGGCCGTCTTCGGTGGCAATCAGGCGGTCAAAGTCAAGCGGCTGGAGTTCGCCGCAGTGCAGGCATTCGGCCAGCGCCTGACGTTGGGTGCCGCGCAGGTAGAGGCGTTCGACGATGCTTTCGTCTTTGATGGTGGGGCTGCTGGGGAAGTAGCTTTTGCGGTTGCGCTCGAAGGTGGTTTGACGGGCTTCGGCCAGGGCGACCGGGTCGCCCTCGCCGTTGACATTGAGTTCGGCACGGTCAACTTCGTCAAACAGCACGCGCCGGGCGGGTACTTCGCTCAGGTTGGCTGCAGCGCCGGCGGTGACGATGAACAGGCTGCCGCCGATGTACTCTTTGGTTTCCAGGGTGTTGACGCTGTCGCGGCTGCGCGGGGCGGCCACGCGCTCGGCCACCTCGGGCACGGCGGCGATGTTTTTGGCAATGCGGGTGCTGGCACGTTTGGCCAGTTTGCCGGTGGGCAGGATCCACAGGAAGTTGGCCGGGCTTTGGTGGATGCTGGCCATCAACCAGTTGAGGCCGGTTTGGGTTTTTAGCATCTGGCTTGCACCCATGAGGACAACGCGCTTGCAGGGGTGGTGGTCGCTGAGGGCTTGCATCACCATACGGGCGTGCGGCGTGCGGCTGGTGCGGAATTTGCCGTATTCGTTGGCACCAGAGTCTTTGGGGATGACTTGGTAGGTGTCCGCCCACACGTCCACCGGCAGGTCGGGGTCGGGCAGCAGGCCGCGAGAAAACGACTCAAAAGCGAACGTGGAGCCGGGCGTCATTGCGTGGCCAGCGCCTTGTCTTTGAACTGGCGGGTCATGTTTTCAAGGATGGCGCGGTGCTCTCGCTCGATGACCAGCTCGCATTCGTCTGAGGTGGACAGCCCCGACACCTCGGCGGCAATGCGCCGGGCGCAGTTGAACAGGCCGTCGCGGATAGACCGCGAGATTTCAAACAGGGCGCTTTCCACCTCTTGCTTTTTAATGAGCTTGCCGATCTCGCGCTCGTAGTCGAGCTGGGCCATCTTGGCGTCAAACACCTCGCGCAGCGTTTTGGCTTGCATGTAAGAGGCGTTTTTGCTGGCGGCGGGCGGTGCTGATGTGTCGCCGTCGTTGCGGTCAGCAAATGCGGCAAGCAGCGGGCCACGGTGCGCCTCGCGCTGGCGGTCATTGACCTCGGCCATGTAACCCTTGGCCGGGTCTGATGTGGCGCGCAGGCTGGCAATGCTAGCCTCAAAGTCGACCAGCTCTTTACCGGCCTGCTGCACCATCACCAGGCGGCCCGCTACTTTTTGCCGGTGGTAATAGCTGACCGAGCTGCTTTCGAAGCCATGGGCCTTGGCATAGTCAGCAAATGCGCGCAGGCTGCCGGTGGCCATCACGCGGCCTCTGCCACCGCAGTGGCACGGGCAGCCTCAACCTCGGCAAACGTCGCGCCCGTGGCGGCGTGTGTGGCCTGCTTGCCGGTGAATTCCTGCCAGCGGCGAACGATAACGTCAACGTATTTGGGGTCTAGTTCCATGAGGCGGGCGTAGCGGCCATTCTTTTCGCAGGCAATTAGGGTGGTCCCGCTGCCGCCAAACAGGTCAAGGCACAGGTCTCCGCCCTTGGTGTTGTTGAGTAGCTGGTATTCGAACAACGCCACCGGTTTCATGGTTGGGTGCTCAAGGTTTCTGGATGGCCGGTCGAAGTCAAGAACCGTCGTTTGCTTGCGGTCACTAGCCCACAGGTGGCCAGAGCCAGACTTCCAGCCGTACAGGCATGGCTCATGTCGCCAGTGGTAATCTTGGCGGCCCATGACCATGCTGTTTTTTCTCCAGATCAAGCACTGGCGAACTTTCCAATTGACGTCATGGCATGCACCTCTGAAGTTGTACCCCTCAGAGTCGGCGTGCCAAATATAAAACACCGCACCCTCTTTCATGACCGCATCGGCAGCTGCGAAAGCATCACGCAGGAATATGCGAAACGACTCATCGCTCATTGAGTCGTTTTGAATCGTCATTGCATCGGCGGTTTTGCCTTCGTAAGCCACGTTGTATGGCGGGTCTGTGAGCAGCATATCAATACCCCCCCCCCAGCGTAAGGTCATTTACAGCATCGACGCTGGTGGAGTCTCCGCACATCACGCGATGCTTACCCATCACCCAAACGTCGCCAAGCGCTGTGACAGGGGTTGCCTGCACCGATGGGGCATCGTCTTGGTCCGTCAAACCATCACTGGCATCCTCTTCAGCCAGCAGGCCGTCCAAAAAGTCAGCATCAAACCCAAGCAGGTCGGTGCTGAAGTTTTGATCGTTCAGCCATGCCACCTCCTGGGCCAACACCGACTCGTCCCACCCGGCATTTAAGGCAAGCTGGTTGTCGGCAATGACGTAAGCCCGCCGCTGTGCCTCGGTCAGCCACCCGACATTGATGGTCGGCACCTCAGCCATTCCCAACTTCTGCGCACCCAGCACGCGGCCATGGCCAGCGACGATGCCATTGTTGTCATCCACCAGCACAGGGTTAGTAAAGCCAAACTCCTTGATGCTGGCCGCGATCTGAGCAATCTGCTGCTCCGAATGCGTGCGGCTGTTGCGGGCATACGGCACCAGAGCCGAAGAGCTGATGGCCCGCGCCGAGCCCTACAGACTCGGCACCTGCCCGCCCGGTGTCATCC